CTGCAATGATGAGTAATGATCTATCAGTAGCAACCATCTTGAAGATGTTACTAGCCTCAGGTATCTGTATGTATCCACCATCAGTGGCTACAAGATCTGAGATATTCTCTGATGTTGGGTCAGCCTCTTGGTAGCAGTATCCAAGATCATCTACATTAGATACTAACTTAGTAAAGAAGACAAAGCCTGTGTAATCAGGAGACTTAGAGTCTCCATTTGACACATCACTCTGTATACCAGAGTAAAATACTCTACCTGCATATGCAGCAGAAGTAGTAATAGCCCCATTCTCTAAATCTTCTGGTAGACTACTAAAGATTAGATTGTCTGGTGTGAAGTACCCAGTATCTATGTTGATGGAGTATCCACCCTCATAGAAAATCTCATCTTCAATGACGTTATTGTACAAGGAGGCTTGTTCATTACGACTAGCTCCCCTAGAGAACGCATTGATAACCATCCTACCCTTGGGGGCTGGAGTATTACCTGCATAGTTACGAACAATCAACTGGGGTTTGAATACTTCTTCAGCACTCTTACCATACACCTGTAGATCTACATTAGATGGGTACAATCCAGTACCCGGAGCATCACCATCACCACTAGATCCCCCAGTATTAAACTCTTGTATCTTTTCCATGTCCCAACCCTGATTAAGTAGGTTGTATTTATGGACATCTGTTAAAGAAGCGGGTCTTTCTGTGACAGTCTTGTCTTCATAGATACCAAAGAAGTCTCTAATGGAGAATAGGATTAGTTCTGAGGATACAGTGTCTGTATCTTCATCATACACTAGGTAGAATGGCTGAAAGCCCACACCACACACCACTAAGTACCCATTGATACTAGTCAGATCCACTAAATCATCCCCAGAACCTTCTAATGTAAAGGCACTACCCCCATTCTTGAAGTTAGCAGAGAGATCATCGTGGAACATATCAACAAACCACAACTTATTACCCACTTGCACTACACCAAAACGTAGGGTGGACTTGTTATTGATACCATACCAGATATCAAACCCTACAGCAGCAGTATCTAGGGATACATTAGTACTACCTGAGTCTTTTAATAGGTATCCGTTTTCATATTCCATGCCCAGCCTACGTTGAATACTCCCAGTACGGTTCAATAGAAAGTTATCAACCACTTGTGCAGTGTTTTCAGGATATGAAAGAGGGGATGCCTCCGTCATTAAGCCTTTGACAAAGGTAAAGGAGGTTTTAGTACCCGCAGATACCGGCATCTAGGATACTTTGGCCGGTTCTTTGGCCGCTTTCTCATAGCTAGTTACTGCCTGCCAAGCAGCAGACTGAGAAGTGAACATGCCTTGGAATGCTACAGGCAATTCACCACCAGTTGTGAACTGGAGAACATAATGATTGCCTAGAGGGGCTGTAACTACACGCAATTCTTTATTACCGTACTTCATTATTTCTTCCCCTTGCGACCATAGTTAGGATATGAGATGCCACCTTCCAGTCTCCACCTATCTTGTGAGAGTCTGCGTCTTTGTCTAGTGGCTCGTTGTTCTTCTTTAGCATTGGCCGCTTGCTTAAGTGTATTGAATGCTACTGACTTAGCCTCAGACAGTAGGTATGGGAATGCCTTGGATGGCAGGTCTGCTACAAAGGCATCGGACAATGTGAACACAGGCTCTCTATATCCATAGCACTGTACCTTAGCACTCTGTAATGTACTGTCTACCGCAGCATCATAACTATCAAACACTACCACATCATTATCAAATGAGGTGTAGTATGTAGGGGCTGTGTCATTTGTTATTAGTAACAAAACTGAGCTGGGGTCTGTCACTGTAATGACATTCGCCTTGCTGCTATCTCTACGATTCACATACTCCATGAAGGATGCTGGATCTTTATACTCTACAGACTCATACACATCCTTTGTATCTGTAGTAGTCCTCTTGTTATACTTCACCCACTCAATGTATCTAACATTATCTGGGATAGTCATGTGTGTAGGTATAGTGTTGTCACCACTAGCAGTAAGTTGAAGCAACTGCCCTAAGTGGGGCCACTCACCCTCAGTAATGATCTCAAAGAAGGTAGTCTTAACTATCTGTGCTACCTGAAGAGACTCCACACTATCACTAATAGAGTTCACAGTATCACTATCTAAGTCAGATAGGATATCTTGTACTAGTTCTAATAGAGTAAGTTTAGCCATTAGATAGTACCACTAGTGTTCATATCTATGAAGATAGAGGGTGCTGTGATGTCCAGTGTCCCTGTATCAGTTGCAATGAATACCTGACCACCATTAGCCACAAAGGTAGCCAAGCAGAAGATTGGAATACTGACAGTAACTGTGTAGGGCGGTGTCTTGGTCACAGGGTAGTCTATTTCTGTGACTACTATTGTAGGTGCTGCACCACCACCGATGTCTATTTGTATGGATATTGCGGTAGGTGTACCAGTCTTTGCTGTCACTGGTAAATTTACCCTTACGTTGAAACTATCCCCTGCTCTAATGGGGGTAATCTTATCTGAAGTAGCATCCCACAACTCAGCACTACCCCGAATCTCTCTAGGTAAATAGTTACTGTCAGAGGTACTACCAGCACCATTAACACTTAACTTTGCAGGGGTAGTATTGAAAGTTTGGGCAGTTGCATTATCAGCATAGTTACCCCAACCCATTGGGAGGTATACCCACTCACCAGTATCACTACCCCTAGAAATATATACCTTGCCATTGGCAGCAGAGCTTAAGCCCTTAGGCTCATGCCTCTCTCCATCTGGGATTACATCATGCTCAATTGCCAAATTAATTCTCCGAATTAGTAAAGGTCAGGGGGCTACTTCCAGTCTCGGTTTAGCCAAGTCTTTAATCTGTGGCAATTAGCGCACAGAGTTTGTAAGTTGCTCTCACTGTTATCCGTATGATCTCCATCTATATGATCAACATCTAACTGGCAAGTATGGATAGGAACAAACCCACACAACTCACACTCAGACTTTAAACTAGATCGGTAAGGTTTCTTCTTGCAAGGGGAACAGTACAAGTCCCATTTACCATTCCCTTTGTTAGTTGCATAATTATTACAACTAGCATTCTTGCAATTTTGCCTCACTGAAATACACCCCCCTTCCTATTAGTTACCCACTTTCTCAACAACATACTCTACAACAAGGCGAGCCTTGCCAGCAGTGTATGTACCAGTAGCAGCAACAGTGAGCTTACCAGCAGTAGCGCCTACAGAAAGGACACCACCAACTAAAGCACCATCACATACTACAACATCACCCCGAGCATCCATGACAGCCAGTGCTACAGCAGCATCAATACCATCAGCATCAATCTCAACACCAGCAGCAGTGTACAGACCAATGTTGTATGTAGTACCACCAGCAAACGCAGTCAGCACCTCTAAACGAGCAGAGGTAATCTTAGCGTATGCAGGGAGACTAACACCCATAGTGTCTTCACCAGCTACCGGCAGGTCATCATAATCGAATGTCCATTCAGCAGTCTTAGTAACACCAGTGTCATTACCATACCGGCCATATTTGCCAGTAGTAGTGCGAGGGCCATAGTGTGTAGTAACACCTCGTACAGCAGCAGTTTCAATACCCATTCTAATTCTCCTTAGTATGCAGTTGCAGAAGTGAGGATAACGCCCAGAGTATCAATACGCTGTGCGCCAAAACCAAATCGTGCAGAGGTTTGGAAACGATCTTCCCGCAGTTCTGACTCACGCCAGCCTTCAACAGAAGGTTGACGACGCCATGCTCGCATCATTGGACGAGTGTTATCGTCAGCAATACACATAGCAATGTTAGCTACGTTACCAGCAGCACCAGTAACAGCACCATCATCACGGTCTGTAACACTGGTCAAATCACCAGCAGCAACAGGCAGACGGTTAGACGTATAGATGTCCCAACCAAAGATGTTCTTCAGGAACTTATGCTCACGAGCAAAGCCCTCAGTGATAACACCTTCAAACATTGGGTTGTTAGATACGTTAACCAAGTTGGTAATGCTATTGATAGACAGTTCTACAATAGGATCTACGAACATCACACGACCAGCACCGGGAACATTGGCCTTGTCGAATGCGAACTTCATATAAGCGAAGTCCATCAGTTCCATCTGGAGACTAGCACCACCACCGTAATAACGGTGCTTGATGGAGTTAACCAGATTCAGACCGTTCAGGGTCTGTGCATTGTAACAAGCCTGCAAGAACTTAGTTTCAATATTCTCTTGAATAGCACGAGTTGATTCCATAGCTGAAGCAGCAGAAAGCTGATCAATCTGGGCACCATCTTCACGCAGTTCATCAGACACTGACCAAGCATCACCGATGTAATCAGTGATAGTCAGAGTGACTGAACCAGAGTCAATTGGGTTGAAGCTCATGGCTACGCCTTCCTGTACATCCTGAATGGTACGAGTACCAACAGTCTTTACATTCAGTGTAGTGCCTGAGCCGAAGTCAGATACATCCCGAGTCAAGCCATCAGGCAACATGCCGTCATGCAAGTTCTCAAGGATGAATTGGGAGTACTGTTGCGCTTCAATAAACGCAGTGCTATTGCTAGTATTTTGACCAGCCATGTTTTAATCCTCTATTGATTAGTTGGTTTAGCATTGTGCCAAGCAGATACCATGTCTTTGCTAGAGGCACCGAACTTCACCTTAGCAGATGGTTTGTCTTGGCTATTCATATTAAACACTTCTGTGTTAAAGCTACTGGATGTCTTAGGGGGAAGGTTAGTAACCTTACCCTGTACTCCCATTAACTTAAGTACAGCAGCAGGTGCAGTTGCTGCAAGCTCATTAATCTGTTGCATACTCAAGCCTGCTTCTTTAGCAGTTGAGTAGAACATAGCTTCAGCCTTCTCACCATATACTTCAGCAACCTTGCCTGTAACCGACTTCAGGTTACTAGCATGTACTTCAGCAAGTTGTCGAGCAGTTAGTCTACTATCTACTAACTTCTCTATTTGCGCTAGATCAACAGTATTCCCAGAGGGTTGTTCTGTTCGTTCTGGTGTCTTGCTTTCTAAACGATTCAATACATCTTCAGCAGATTGCCGTCTAGCAACTTCCGCACGTAACTCTTCCATCTCTACTTCAAGCCTAGAGATGTGGTCATTAGCATGTGGTAAGCTCTTCAGAGCAGTCATTACATCAGTGTACTTCTGTCGTCCATCTGCACTCTTAATAGTTGCCAGCAGGTCTGCATAGGCATCAACAGTTTGTACAGGTTCCTGAGCTTGTGCTGTCTCAGTAGCAGCCGGTGCCTTGGTAGACTCCGATTCAAATATACTTGACTGGTCAGTCATGGAATTAACTCTAATAGTTTAATTAACGTTCTCTTACTACCTAGTTGGTCTGCTTGGAAAAACTCCCAAGCCCCCATTTGGTAGTTGTCTTTACTCAGCATAGTCTTATCAACAGTGCGAATATCCTCTTCGAGAATGTTCTTAAGAACAGAAAAGACATCACTACAATTAGCTAACCTCTCCTCCATTCCTTTCTTTTCACTGTCCTTTAGGTGCTTAGTCCAGCGAACTGAAATAGCCCTAGTCACTGTGGGATCACCTCCTGAGGCGGCAGACCGGGTTCCACTGGTGTGGCTTGCTCGACTGCCTGTTGCTCTTGCAAAGATGCTATTAACTGCTGTGTCTCAGCCTGTTCAAAGATGGCAATGTTCTCTCGTATAACTGAGTACTTCTCCCATCCAAACAACTCCTCGACAGCCTTTGCAAGATTCTTTGTGGAGACATGTGGAGCAATCATCTGCCCAACAGGACTACCAAATACCCCAGACATGTTCTGTACTAACTGTGCCTGTGCAGCAAAGTGGCTAGATCCTAATGGACGTAGCTTACCACTAGCTTTAATATCTTCTTTAGTGATTGAGAGGAAGTCTGCCATACCCAACTCATCATCCATGATACGGACTACATCAGCCCCTATGAGGTTCCTACGACCAACCTCTAGCATGATGTTGAGGATGGGTTCAATGAACTCCTTCTCAAACTTACCAATCTTATCTTGGAAGATCCTACCAGCAGCATTCTGTAACTGCTGTACCTCGAAGGCAGTCTTCTCACCGGGGGTACGAATACCCATAGCTTCCTTAGGTGAACCAGACATCTCATCCATGAGACTCATGATGTAGGCAATCTCATTGTTAACTTGGAATGCAGCCACGTTAGGTGACAGCAGACTTACTGAACCATCACCATCAGACACATGGATCTCTGCTCCGGGTTCCCAGATGAAGGACTCGACATCCCCTGTGATTACCACTGGAGGATGGATAGTCAAGTCCAGAGCATCTGCCTTAAGGTTCTCAAGGTGGTCAATACGGTACTGCATACCAACCAAGTTCTCTAATGGCCCCATAGCATACAGGTTGTCAGGACGTTCTCTCCAACCTACATGACCCCTAGCTCCATGACCTAACCATGAAGGGTTCTGTTTGTTACGCACTACATACTTACGGTCAACAATAGTAATCAGATGATTCTTGTAGTATGTCTGATTAGCATTGTCATAGATGTCACCCTCAAACTCTAGGATCTCTACATACCCCGAAGCATAATACTCGCGCATACTGCCAAAGCCATCAAGCAAATAGCCTTCTGCTTTATCCAGATCACTGTCTCTGTACGCCCCAATCGCCATGCGATTATCTTTAATCTTCTGCATAATAAGTGGATCATAGTCAAGGTCAGGTCTCTCTAATAGCTCTTGCTCCAACTCACCAATAGACTTAATGTACCGTACAATCTTAGGACTCTGTTGAAAGCTAGGGGCTGTAGGATTGAATACAATATCTAGTGGTGAGGTACGAACGAGCTTAGGCCCAACATACCCCTTGATGATCTCTCCAGTATCTACATCAGTGATCTCTTCATTAACAAAGACAACCTCTCCAAATACATTACCGTAGTCTATGTAGTCATAGAGTAATCTAGCTATGACAAGTTCAAAGCCTGCACCTTTAATCTTATTCTTCATGTAGGCTTCTATGCCTTCACGCTTCTTCCTGATGTTATCATCAGCATTGTCACCTTCCCACTTCATCCAATCAGGATTAGAGAACAGAGCAGCCATATAGTTAGCGTGTAGATTGTCACGTATCTGGGCGAGCTTAGGAGTTGTAGTAGAATTTTTCCACGGTAGAGTACGATTAGAAGTAGTAGAAGTATCGGTAGCAAATAGATAATTCCTAAGTTCCAACCACTCAGATTCTTTGACATCCCTCTGTACCTTCCATTGGCTGTACTTGGATACTATATCAGCAGCCAGCACTTCTGGTTGCAGAAGGTTCTGTAACTCTTGTACCTTACTCATCGGTAAGAGACTCCACCAAACCTACTGTGACTAATCACATTACTCTTTGCTGTCTGCATATAACCCATTCTCTTTGGTGGAATTGATATTTCAATAGCTGATGTTAAAGCATCCTTGATGTCATCATGTGGTGGATGAGATGCAATAAGCTCTTCTTCAAGAGTCTGACAATGACCACCACGATAATGCCACATAGCAAGGTTGTCATAACGAGGCTCAAGCACAGCAGCAATACGCTCTTCTTTAGTTCCTTCATGGCGACTAGGACGATGCTCCTCTACTGACAGTGCAAGACCATACTGCTTGATCTGTTCACGTAGTTCCCGTACGATAGCTTGTTGAGCTACCGTTACTTCAGCCCTAATCTTCCTAAAGCCCCACTTAACATTAGACTGCATAATCTTCTCGAAGTACTCTTTGATCCTATCAGTCTTGAATCGTTCCACATCTACTACATAGATGTTACCTTCAAAGTCTAAGCCTACTACTACAATGGCTGTAAAGTCAGCCAGCTTCTTAAGGCTGAATGCAAAGTCAATAGCAGCAAACAAGTTCAGCTTCCTATCTTTGTAGTACCAAGCCCCTTCATTCTGTAATAGATGCTTACGATCATAGTACTGGAACTTACTGGCTGAGATCCCAGACCCTGTGGGGTCATTGGGGTTGTTGTAGTACTGTGCATAAAATTGTGTCTTATCCAAGTACTGTCCTCGCTTCTTAGCAAGGATAGCAACATCAAACCCAAACCATTTACCATCTGCTCTACGCATCTTAGGCCAAAGGAACTGACCCCTACCATCGCCCTGATCTTCTACTACTCGTTCAAAGATCTCATAGATGTTATCACTACCAAGTAACTCACCTTCATCATCATAGGTATCCTCCTGCATCTCCTGTAGATCGTTGTACAGATCCCTTGGGTGATACCTAGTACCTACTACCCACTCCATAGCTCCGGGGTTCTCAATGGATGATAGGAGGCTATACTGTGTCCTAACCTTGTTACGACCATCCTCAGTGTAAGCATTCTCCTGTACGATCACATCATCCAGTACAGCTATGTCACAGTGTAAGCCTGTAATACTTGTAGTCAGTCCTGCTGTAAAGACTGTGGGATCTCGTACACCCTCTGTCTTTCTCTTGGGGTGATCTACTGATATCTCCCCTGCTGTCCACTTCTCTCTCTTGCCCTCCTGAGGGTTGATCATGTCAGGCCAGTACCTAGTGTATACTGCACTAGTTAAAACGTCCTGTATGGCCTTCAGTTGCTTCTCAGCGAGGTTTGCAGTAGAGCTGATGTATAGGATAGTAACCTCTGGATTCTTAGTGATCCACCATGCTACCCTGTACGCAATCATGTTACTCTTCTGATGTCCTCGTGGGAGTAGGGTAAGCTGATGTGTCTTAGCATCAGACCTATTCCACCACTCCACCAACTCACTATGGATATTACCAAGCAATCTCTGTGGAGCTACTAACTTAATGAATGTGATTAGGTCTGCTTCAGCAGCCTCCCTAATCTCATCCTTAGTGTACTTAGCCACTTAGATACCCCAGTACTCTCTACCCATGTCATCCAATCCACCAGTATACCCCATGTCAATAAGGTACTGTTTCTCCATATCTTGTACTGTACCCTCATACCCTAATGAACTGAGAGCACTCCTCTTAACATCATCAATAGAACCTGTGGGAGCTACTAGTACTCCAGTATCCATATCAATAGTGACAGCCTCTAGCACTGAACTATCTTTATCTAGGAGGGTACTAACTAGGTATCCATCTATATGACTAGACCCTAAGTATCTCTGTACTAGGAGTACTTCATAGTCTGTCAATGCCCTGTCGAAGATGATGAATCGGGCTATACTGCCGGTGAGGGTGTTGGCGACTGCATCACTCGCAAAGAGTGTCACAAACTGCATGTCTTCCGCGCCCAGATCGCCAACTATTTCCGACAATCCGTTAGCTTGTACTGAGCTTGTCGTGTCTTTGTTATACCTCACTGTCAGTAATCTTGGGTCAGTATTTGCCGCTCCCGGAATCAAAGATGCACCTGCGTTAATCTGGTAATTCCCAGTGGTATTAACCGCTTGATAAAGCGCCTTTGTGATGTCGTCCCTTGCATTAGAAATAAATTGTGCAACGCCAGTTAAAGCGTCTAATTTTGCAACCGTGAATTGAGTTAGTTCGCCAGTAATCAGCGCCGGTGCCACCGTAGTCTCAAGCCCTGCTGCACCGTAACTCTTAACCTCATCCTGCCCGCTGTTCTGGATTACTGCGCCACCGTGGAGTGTGTAGGTAGCACCATCAGATGACACAAAGGTATCACTATCCAGCCCAGTAGCTGATCGTCCTGCGAGGGAGGGGTTGAAGTCTACTGCGAGTGCTGCGGTGGGTTTGACTGA